GAGAGCTTGTTTTAGAAGAGAGAGCCTTGACCGTCATCGTCGGGCTCGCCTTCCTTCAGGCGGCGGCGATGGTTCTTGACGGTCGACCTGGACACGCCGAGCAGGCGCGTCGTGTGATTGATGGAATAGCCGTTGCGTGTCATTTCGGCAATGGCCAGCGCTCGCCGCCGCATCTGGCCGGCGAGCGCTGGCGGGATCTCGATCTCGGTGCCGCCGAAGGCGCGGATCATCGCCAACGCCGCCGTTTCGCCGATCAGCTCGGGCAGCCAATGATCAGGCCGGAAGTTCTTCGGAATGAAGATTGACTGGCAGGCGCGCTCGCGGCCAAGGATCAAGGCGGCGCGCTCGCCGGCCACTTCGGCGATCCGGTTGAGCATGGGCGAAAGCCAGGGGCGATCAGCGTCGATCAAATCGCTCTCCCCATCGCGGCCTGAAGCTTGAGCTGCTGCGCCGTCACGTCGCGCAGACGCGCCTCCAGCTCGATCCGCTTGTGGCTGTGCGGCCGCAACATCATGATGCGGCGTTGCAGATCATCCCGCGCATCCTGCAAACGCAGCACCTCCCTCTGCTCGGTCCATACGAGCAGAGGGAGGACGGGTGGCTGCGGAGCGCGGACCATCATCATTTCGTCCTGGCCGGCCACTGCGGGAACAGCGCGGTGACGGCCGAGACATGGTCGCCATTTTGCAGGAGCACGAATTTCACGTTCTCGATCGTGACGCCAACCGCCCCAAGCCGTGCGCCAGTGGCCAGCCGGCCGGCCAGATGGCGACGCACCGCGTCGACATCGAGGCCGTGGGCGCGTTCAAGGTAGCGCAGGACGGCATGATCGGTGACGTAGATGGATTTCATTGTCGCCCCCACTTCACCAGCACGCCGTCGAAGCGGCCGGAACCGTGGTGGCGCATCCAGAAATCGCCCATGTTCCATCGCGCCGAGCCGCGCCAGCCGGTCGCCTTGAAGCGCCAGTCGCCAACAGCATCCACGCCGAAACCATCCGCCTGGGCGAACGCCTCGATCTCATCCGGCCGAAGCGGAATACCATCGATCGAGATCGATGCGATCATGTCGTCGATCAGCACGCTAAGGCTGATTTCGATCTTGTGGACGAAGGTGCAGATGGGATCGGGATCGACCAGCTTGCGGCAGGAGCGGGTGCGCATTCCTGCATAGAGCTGCACCGGCTCGCCCGGCCGGGCATGACGCTTGCGCTCTGATCGAACCGTCTGTCGCTTGCGGAGCGACGACACCTGGTCGGCGAAGATGGCGTTGAAGCTATAGGCGACCATCAGCGCTCTACCTTCTTCAGCTGCCGAACCTGCTGGCCGAGGAGGTTCATGATGACAGTCCAGTTCCCGTTTTCCATCTGATCCACCGGAAGGGCATGCTGGGCGACCAGAGAGCGGAATGACGAAATGCGCGGCTCCATGCGGCCACCGGCAACAAGCATCTGCCACTGTGCCAAGGCGATCTGCGCACCGGGCGCGCGCATCCAGTCGGGAAGATGATCGCCAACGCTCCAGTCCACACCGGCCGCGCGGGTCATCCACGCCTTAAGGCCCTCGATCGCCTTCGCGGCGTCGGCCGGATCATGCAGGAATCGGACATGATCGACCTGCGCCTGACGCTTTACGAATGCGATCAGGGCTTCATCGGAGCGGCGCTCGACGATGCCAAGGTTCCAGCCCGCGATCCACAGCGCCTGCAGCTTCGGCGCATACTTGCCTTCAAGCTGCTTTCGAGAGCCGGTCGAAGCCTGTTTGAAACCACGGCGGCGCAGCTCCTGGACGACACGATCCTGCTCGCCGGCCGACATTTCCCGAAGGGAGCGCTTGCCGGTGACCACGGCATAAAGATCGCGGGCGGCGTCATCGTCCAGGCCGAGCTGCTTGCGGGCGACATGGATGGCGGCGAGCGCGCTCATTGCGATGCCCTTCGTTCGCTGATGTAGGTCCGGAATGCCGCTTCGTGGCGCTGGCAGAACAGCAGCGTTTCCAGCACCGCCTCCATGCGGCGGGTGCAGAGTTCCGCTTCGGCCTCGCGCATCTTTGCGCTGGCGATCAGGCGGGGATACGTGTTGCGACGCATGGCCAGCTCGCGCTGAACTTCCGCGATCTGGCCGGCGATATTGACCTTGGACGTTGTCATGCATCCGCCCTCCGGCCGGCAATGATGACCTCTGCCGATCCGCTGCACCCTTCATGCCGTGCGATTGCCAGTGGCAATTCGCGCTCCATGGCATTGCGCAACAGCTTCCGAGGCCTGCGATCTTTTACGGATGCCAGCATCGCTCCCGTCACCGTGACGATGGCGCTGGCGACGGCATTGAGCATCGGCTGTTTGCCCTCGGCCTTCAGTCTCTGGCCATAGGCATCAATCGCCTGCTGGACTATTTCGGCCAGCTCTTGCGACTGACGGTCCTGCTCGATGCGCCAAGCATCCTTCATAGCACCATCCTCAAATCGATCGGTGTCTGGTCGTTGCGTGTCAGCTCGCCGCGCAGGCCGGCCTGCACGGTCTTTTCCAGCTGAAGGCCAAATGCGGTGGCCCGGCCGATGGCCGCGCCCGGCTCGGCTGACCGCTCAACCAGCGTAGCGGCTATGATGGAATTGAGAGCGACCAGGACATCGTCATCGTTGGCACCGTCGAGGACGGTGCAGACGCGAGATGCAATGCGCACCTGATTTTCAGTGAGAACGCGGGATTTCATCGCGCCACCTCGTCGGCATCATCCAGGACGGCGTCGATCAGGTTGCTGTAGGCGACCGTTTCGAGAATGCGCAGGGCGACCGCCTCGACGGAAAGCTCCCTGCGGCGTGCGGCCTCGCGGAGGTGACAACGAAGGTCGTAGGTTATGAGGACCGCATTTTTCCGGTTGCCAGCATCGGCGCGTGGATTCGACGTTGACCGGCGGGCCGAACATTCGAGCGCCGCGACAGTCTTGACCTCTATTCCAAGCCGCCGCGCAATCGCGCTGGGGCGCATTCCCTCCCGGCGGAGTGCGATTACCGCCTCGGTGCGGCTGCCATATCCGAGCGTTGGCTTCGGTGCTCCCATCCCTCAACCCTCCCTCGGCACAATCGGCACCGGACCGGAGCCGGCGAGGATGGGATCGGCCATTTCGTCGTAGCCGAGCCCACCCTTCATGCCGGCCTCGACGCTGCCGGGCATCGGATGGCGGCGGTGTGGAATTGGATCGGCCTCGTCAGGCCGAAGATCGTCGATATGCAAACCGCAGCGGCCGCAAATCTTGGCGTCATCAGCGCTGGCGACATGGCCAACACAGTTTGCTTCGGCCAGTTCAATCTTGCGGCGAGCGGCGCGTACCCAGCTTTCTCGCGCCGCTTCCCTCGACATGGTGCTGGTGCCGCTGATACCAGCCAGTCGCATTTCATAAGCGCCAGCTCTGAAATCGAACCGTGCGCCATGAAGGTCTGCTAGCGCATCCGGAGAGAGGCGTTCGGCGATAGACACGTAGGAGCGAAGCTGCGCGATCTTTTCGGGTTTCATCGCCGCCTCCTATGCGCGCGCCAGATCGATGGTGACGGCCTGCCACGGCGCGTCCAGGCGCGGCCGCTCGTAGCAGCGCACATAGGTCTTGGAGCCGACGACACGCATCGCGTCGCGAACCGCCGCCATGGCGCGCTTCCAGCGCTCGTCCTCTATGTCGAGGCGCAGCAGCATGAAGATTTCGGCCCGGTTGATCTGGCCTTCGCGATCGGTGTTGAAGGCGCGGGTGATGATGGCGCGGACTTCCGGGCGGCTGTCGGCCGACCATTCGGTCAGGCATTCGTCGACCAGACCCTTGGCGATCTGCAACTGCGCGCCGAAGTCGATATAGTCCTGCACCTGTACCTGCACCTTCATGAGTCCGTCGAAACTCATGAAGGTCTTGTTGCCCTTGGCTCCACCCTTCGCTGCCCCGTATTCCTGCGCCAGAAGCGCCTCGAATGCGCCGAGGTCCTCGAAGGTGTGAGCCTTGAACCGGCTGATCTGCGCTGACAGATCAGTGGCGTAACCAATGATCTTGCGCACCGTCTCGTCTTCAAGGCGGTCTGCCGGCTTGATCGTTTCGACCGGCACGAGATTGCCCTTGGCGTCCGGCATGTACTCCTTGTCGCCGACCAGCACGGTGCCGGCGTCGATCGATTGTTCAAGCGCTGCGGTTTGCATCGGTGTCTTCCTTTTCGGTCTGGAGATTGTCGGCGGCGCGCATCACCGCGAACTGATGCGCGAGGCTGGCGAGCCGCATCTGGATGGCGTTGTCGCGCGCGGCGTCATGGCTATCGTTGCCGGTGATCGGAAGCTGCAGCGCCCGCACGAGCAGCTCGGCCTCGATCGCAATGCCATTGAGGACTTCCGTCGCCCAGGCGAGCGCCAGCACTTCCGCGCTGGAAGCGGCGACCGTGCGACGGCGCGGATTGGCGATGATGCGGCCGGCCGCGTCGAGCACGTCAACGCGATAGGCAGCGCTGATGAGAGGATCAGTACTCATGCCGGCATCTCCGGCTGGTGCGAACGCAACATCTCTCGCAACAGCACCACATTCGATTCCGGGCGCATCGCCTCTTCGACCAGTTCGATGACGGGAGGGTCCGCCCGGGCTGCCTCATTCCACCGATGGCGTGAAATCTCATGCGCCTGACGCAGCGCCATCTGCCCGAAATGCATCAGGATGGTACCCATCCACGACACCTGATCGGTGCTCATGACGACGCTGGCGCCTTCGTTCGCCACGAAGGCGCGCCGCAGTTCGAACAGGCCGTCACTCAACTCATAAAGGTTGTCCTTCATGACTTCCTCCCGCTGAAATCAGGGCGAAACACGTTGCCCTCCTGGACGACAGGAGCGGCACGCAAGGCATTCTCAGCTTCCTGTTCGAGAAAGCGCCGGCCTGCGCGATCGGCTTCGAGCAACCGGAACGTGCGCAGCTCCTCCTCCATGCAGACAGCCAGATCGCGCAGGATGACGAGCTGCTCGTGCAAAAACTGACGTCCGTCATCGTTGAGGACGATCGGGTTCTTGCGTGGCTTTTCGAAATAGCCTGCAACCTCGGCAAGCTTTGTGGAGAGCGCTGCGCTCATGCGTACATCTCCACGTCGCGGTTCTTCCAGGCGGCCTGCAAGTGCTTGAGCGCTATGGTCTCGCCAAGGCCGCCCGCGATCATGGAGGCGAGCTTGATGGTCTTGTCGACCTGACCGAGCGCGCCGCCCTTGTTGCCGACCCCAATCAAAAACTTGACCGCGTCGGGATCACTGACGCCCCAGGCGGATATGAACATGCGCAAGTCATCCAGCGATGGCTTGTTGCGCAGGAGGCGCTTGCCGATCCTCCGCTTGATCTGCGCATACGATGGACCGTCCGGCCGATCGTTGCCGCCGCGTGCGAAACGGCCGTAGATTTCGGTGTTGCCGACCAGCGCTACTCCGCAGCGGTGAATATCGACAAAGTGGCGGAGCTGGTTGACCGCGTCGTCATTGAGGTTCTGGGCCTCGTCCACGATCAGCAGCGTGCCGTCGCCCGAGCGCTCCAGCTTGCGGCCGATGGCTCTGGTCAGACGCGCCGGGTTATGCACCATCACGTCCAGCTCCTGGGCGAGATCGGTGAGCATGCCGTGCACCGTCTTGGTGTGCGGCGACATGGTGACCATGTAGACGTGCGGCCTGGTCGCCGCGAAATGACGGCAGGCGGTGGTTTTGCCCATGCCTGCCTCAAGCGTGATGATGACCATGTCGGAGGCGACCTGCGCCCAATGCAGGGTCTCAAACACTTCCTTGGCGGCGACCGTGGCGAGGAATGCCGGGCTCGGCGGTATGGACGCGACCAGACCAACCGTTTCGCCGATGCCGTCAAGCCACTGCTGGACGATCTTGTTCTGGTTGTCGAGGCGACCGGTATAGGTCCCGGAAAACCACTGCGAGAAAGTGCCGCTCGGCATGTTGATGCGGCGCGCCACATCGGTTTTCGTCCAGCCCTGCTGCGTGGCGATCTCGATCACCTGGTCTATCAGCAGCCACCAGCTGTCGATGTCGGCGGTGGTGCGATTGGCAAGAGAGACGTCAGGACCATTGATGGGGCGCTCCCAGCCAGTCGCTGCCTTGAGGTCTCTTGTGGTGGATATGTCGTTCATTTATGGTGGTTCCTGTTGTGCCCTAACGGGCTTGCTTTCTCGGGCGGGATTTCATTCCCGCCCGCTTTTTTGGGAACCGTACGCACTACTTCCCGGCTCATTCCCTTGCGGGAATTGGTGGATTGAGGCACCGCCGGCCAAACCGGCCATGGCCCTCGAAAAACCTTCTCTGAACTCGTCATCATCCAGCTCGTCTGTGGGCGCTGGCTTCACGGCCAGATTGCCTGTCACGATGCGCGTGATGCGTGGCGGCGCGGAGCGCTCGGGCTCGGCGGGTGTTTCCTCGCCCTTGGTCAGGATCGCCGCCAGTTCGTCGGCGGTCATGCTGGCCAGCGCCCGTTTCTGGGCGGCAACGGCCTTCTGGTAATCGCCACGTTTCTTGGCGTGGCGGCGCGCTGCTTCGGCATCGTGGAATCCACTATCGGCGATGCACTCGGCCTCGCAGATCAGCGTGTTGTTGGCGTCATAGACCCTGATCGGCTGTGTCAGCTTGTCGGGGTCAAAGCGTACCGTGACATGCCGGCCGGCATAGCCATTGAGTTCCTGCGACCAATACCGATTGCCAAACAGGTGGATTTCGCCGGACCCCTTCTGGGTGCGGACACGATCCGCCGCCAGAAGCCACAAGGCGCGCTGCGCGGTGGTCGGCCAGCGCACGATGGTCGCTGGATCGGCCAGTGAAGCCGCAAAGGTTTCGTCAAAGCTGCGGCCGGCGCAAGCCTTCGCGGCGCGCCCGGCGCGGGCGTTGTGCTCAGCGACAGTGCGGTCCACGTGGGACTTGAACACCGCCAGCGGCACCGCCCTGCTGGCGTAGTTTTCGGGCTTGGCGTCCACCTTGTTGCCGGTATAGGCACCGGCGCAGATGGGATGTCGGGAAACCTCGTCGGCAAGATCACGCCACGCCCGCTCGATCGGTTTGGACTGGCCCGAATACGGTTGGGTCCACCGAAGCTCGATGCCGAGCGTTGTGAGCAATCCTTGCGGGTCCTCGTCCCGGATTTTGAAGCGATACCGCGTTGCCGTGCCGCCGCTGATCTGCTTGGAAGCAAAAGCGCGGCCGTTATCGAGCGTCATGACCTCCGGGATGCCGTAGCGCTCGACCATGTCGCCGATGACCAGGCGCACGGTCTCCTTGTTCTCGCTGTCCGACAGCCGCCATGCCAGAATCTTGCCGGAATACAGATCCTGAATGCCGAGCAGGAACAGGCGGGTGACGCGCCCATCGTCGAGGAGGACGAACACATCTAACTTGTGGCCGTCCATATTGACGGCCTGCATGGCGTGCAGATGGTCGCGGGTGCGGCGCTGGGCGGGAAACAGCGTCTTGGCCTTGTCGCGGCCCTTGCGGGCGAGCGTCTGGACCGCTCCCGGTATCTCCGCATTGAGCCGGCGGCGCAGGGCACGTTCGCTGGGAACCGGAGCCCATTTCTCCTTCTTCGCCGCCTTCAGAAGCCGGCGATAGCAGCTCGTGAAGCTGGGCTCTTCCGGTCGCAGATAATCGGAGAGCAAGAATGTCCATGCCTCATCATGGCAGCGCGAGCGTTCGGCGCTGGCCTTCGACCTGGGCGCAAGCGCTGGCAACCAGTTCGCACGGTCCACGCCTTCGACAACGCCGAGCCAGCGATAGATATTGCGGGCGCTGGCGTCGTGGCGGATACCGGCCAGCTCGACCGCCGCAGTCATCGACAGGCCGCCGTTGAGCAGGTCACCCACCTCAAGCACCACCTTCAGGCGGTGCTCACACGCAGTTTTCAGGTCGCTCGAAAGCACTTCGAACTGTGCCCAAAGGGCTTTCGTCGCCTCCGCAGCCAGATCGGCGTCGTCATTGGCCGGCGCTGAATGGACAACCAGCAGGCGCAACTGTGCGGCCTGCGGCAACAGACTGATGTGATATTGCCATCCGCCGCCACCCTCGCGCCCGGTCATCTTGCGCGCGGTCGCCTCGCTGGCGCGCCACCCGGCCTTGGCGACGATCTTGTCAAAACCTTTAACTGTGGCAGGCAGGTCTGGCAGCTTCGCCGCCGCCAGCTCGGCCAGAGAAAACCATTCGCGCGCGCCCGACATCAGCGAGCCCTCCGCTTGAGATCGACCGGAACGGAGGACAACAGCTTGAGCTTGCGCTCCAGTTCCTTGCGCTCCTGCTGGATGGCGGCGATCTCGGCAAGGCGGGCTTCATCGCCTTCCAGCATGGTGAGGCCGTCTTCCGAAACCACCATGTCCCACAGCCAGACCGCCCCGGTGGCGCGGACGAACGCTTTGAAGCGCACGAGACTGACATCATGCGTGGTGTTGCTCTCGGCCGTGTAGGCGTCGAGCGCCGCCTTGCTAATCGATGGCAGGCCGAGATACTGAGCCATGCGGGCGGCGATCACTGGCCGATCGTACGGGCACTGGCGGATCGCCTCGGCCATGGCCCGCTTGAGTTTGGAGCGAAAACGCTGCAGATCGATCTGCGAGGCCGGCGACCGCACGGGAAAGCGCGGCTCGGCGAAAAGGTCGAACTGGTCAGGATGGAGCTTGCTCATCTTGCTGGCTCCCACGCCGAAACACCGACGACCTCATTCACGAAGCGGATTTTCGTTTCGTCGGTAGCGCGCGACCAGGCCGACACCAGCGCGTCGAAGGCCGCCGTCTGGGCGTCCACCTTCGGCTTCGGTCCTTGCACAGCGGCAAGCGCCTTTTTCAGGTCCGGCCCTTCCGCCTTCAGCGCCACCGCCGTCTGCCGCTGGGTGGCAGGCTCCATCTTGGCGAGCTTCAGCAACGCGGACTGGTTATCGGCGATGGGAGTACCCCGGATGGCAGAGCGGACATCGGGATGTAGCTTCTGAGCGATGAAGCTCAGGCGCTTCACCGAGGCTGCCGAGATACCCATTCGGTCTGCGACGTGCCGCGAAAAGCCGGCAGCAGCCTCATCTTCAAGTAATTGGATCAAGTTGATCCTATTACCGGGACGACCGGCTGCGATTTTACCGTTCCGGCGCTCCCACGCTTCGCGATAGGTCCCGACGAAAATTGATCGGTCGACGACCGAGAGTTCGTTTCGGAACAGGTTCTCGGTTATCTCGACGAGCTGCGCCTCGTCCTTGTCGGCCTCGACGATGACAGCGTCGATCTGGTCGTCATCGTTCAGCACCGTGGCGCGCAGCCGGTGCGCGCCGGCCACCAATGTCCATTTCCCGCCCTTGGCGGCAGGTGTGGCGCGTACGGTGATCGGATTGATCAGGCCATGCTCGACGATCGACTGCGCGATGGCGATGGCGTGTTCTTCCTCGACGGCCCGCAGACGCTCCGGCACTACGATATCGGAGATGGCGATGCGTTCGAATTTCATGCCGCCGCCCTCTCGATCTGCTCTTGGAAAAGGGAAAGTGCGCGGTTGGTCATGCGCTTGTAGGCTCGCTCGAACACCGGGTGTTCGAGACGCGCATCGACGGCCAATATGGCACTGGCGATCGATGCTCGACGCCGCTCCTGCATCGTCACGATCCGACGACGCGGCACATCGAAGGCGGTCGCAAGAATATGGATGGCGATCTGGCGCGCCAGCGCGGCGTCGAACCACTCATGCGGCGGGTTAATGATGTCGCGAACGGCCAGATGATCGAAGCCGGTTTTCACGGCCGCGTAGCAGCAGGACAACATCAGCTGCAGGCGCTCGTCTTCAGAGTATGGATTGATCGGCATGACTTACTCCACAAACAGCCGGTGAAGGGTGAGAGCCACGCCGACCGTCGTACAGATGACCAGCATGGCCGAGACGAAGAAGGTCTCCAGCGCGCAGCAAACCTTTGACTGCGCGGGAATGAACGGGTTTCGTCTGTCGATTTTGGGGGGCGCTTTCGCCATTGTGGCATCCCTTCCAGCGGGCAAGGATGAAGATGTGACGCGGGGCTGGACGGTGCGCTGACAGCCGGGGAGGAATTTTTTGGAGAGGGGGGATTCCTGCCCTGCCGGCATCTGCCGGATGGCAAAGGCTAGAGCAGCCGCGCCCTGCCCCGCGTCACGCATCACGCGGCATTCCGGTGGGGGGCCGGTTTGCCGGGTGATGACTGAGGAACGGGTGGCGCGTAGATGCGATTGCGCATCTTCGGGTATCGGTCGGCGAACACCTTCTCGACCGGCTCGCCGATGAAATCGGCGATGGCGCGCTCGGCCGGCTCGTTGGGGCGCGTCCAGATGTTCTTGACTCCCGAAAGCGCCAGACCGTACCTCTCTGCAATGCCCGCCAGCGTCATTCCGTTGCGGCGAAGGTGGGCAAGGATGGCGTGACGGTCCCAGGCTTTGGGCTTTGTCATCGTTGTCTCCTCATGAAGCGGATGTTGGCGCATCCGCTTTTTGGTGGTCCGTTGTGTGCAATTGTCGCCCGGTAGTTCCGGCGACCAAGGTAGGGATAAGCATATTTGTGCTCTTTGACAAGCATATTTATTCTTATTGATGGGTGACGGCATTGGACGCACGCGACACCATCGGTAGCCGCGCGGCCGAACTGCGATCTGACTTGCGGGAAACCCAGCAGGGCATGGCTGCGAGGCTCGGTATGTCTTTGCGAGCCTGGCAGAAAATCGAGCGCAACGAAGGGGTGCCGAGTGGAGAGACGTTGCTTTTATTTGCTAAGGTCGGAGCCAACCCCGGTTGGGTGCTAAGCGGCCTAGGTCCTAAGTCCCTCGTCGAGAGTGACGACCACCTCTACCAAAAGAACGCGATCATCGATTCAGACCTCCTCGTCGACATCAAAGAGGTGGTCGCCAGTGTGCACAAGGAAGCTGGGATCACGTTGCACGCAGAGACGCTCGATCGGAAGGCCATAGACTACTACAACCAGTACATGCTCGATGACACTGATCTCAGCGATGTCGAAGAAATGAAGCTCTGGCTCGGCTTGCTGGAGAAGAGAATACGAAGAGAGGTGACGGCCGCTCGCGATGCGCCCGGAACCGGTAAACACAAGGCTTCATGATTGTGAAATAAGCGGCCTAAGTGGCACCGGCCCGGTGCCACCGGAACCCAGGCAAAGCCGGGGAACGGCATCTCCAATCAAACGCCGCTGGCTTTAAGTCGATCTATACAGATATGCTCATTACCATTCCCAAGCTGCCCGACTGGCAGAATAGGATGGCCGCTGGCGGCGGCAAGAGGGGGAGAAGCAGGAGGAACCTTGAAAGCCCCCATGCCTTCGCTCGGCCCGTTGTTTTCCTTATGATTTTTCTGTTATTGATGAGGTTCCCTCACCAGGAGGAACCTGAAATTGGATTTGAGGCGGTTTTTTCAGCACGAGCCGCCGTAGCATGCGCTTCAGCGTCCATCCTCAAACCCACCTTTTAAGCGGTTTGACGACCCTTCAAAGGCCACTCGGCGGTTTCTGAAGCGACAATTGAAGCTGCGCGGCCTGGAAGCTCATCGGCGCGCCATTTGGGCTGACCTGCCATCATTCGGTGACAAATCGGTTTTCCCGCTGAGCCCCATTCCGACCCACAGCAACCCGTTGATAAATCGTACTTTCCCGGCCGTTTGATATCTCTTCCCGGCTATTCCCGTCTACTGACAGAACCGGTGACAAACTACACTCACCGGCGGCACGGAACGCCAAGGGCATCCAATTCGCTCCGTTCGGCGTCATGGCGGCGGTCCGGAAACGGCATTTGCGCTCGTTCCGCTCCGTTCCTCACCATTGGAGCCCTCTCCCGCCGCC